TTACTTCAAGTGCTATCTCAGTGGCTTGTTCGTAAGTAAGAACAACGCCATCAATATCACGAGACTTTGTGACGATTTGCTCGATAAGAGCAGCTGCAGACTTCTTGATATGACTATCAATCAGGTGTTCTGGATACTCTGTGGTTACTGCTTTAGCTGGCATTTTCTCTCCTTACACTAGGTAAATACTATGAACTCTTACTATAATCTCTGAACTTCTGGCCCATCCGCCCTCGTATTCTACATAGCCAGGTTCACCAATCGTTGCTTCGACGAAGATGACCTGTGTATTACTATCGAGGGTGATATTACTATCCATCTTGTCGAGGATGTCCCCCGTACAGTCTTGGATAGCTTCTTCTGCCTTCTCGAGCCGATCCGAGTTATTTATATCTTGTCCGATCTGGGCAAGTACTAAGATTCGGTATCCAAAGATACGTTTATTCTCAGCAGTACTAAAGAATTCGTTATCGCTTGAGGTGAATGTTACGAACGCCGCTGGGAATCCAGCTGGGTTCTTCTTCTCGTAGGCATAGACTTTATTCAAAGAGCTTACAGCGGAGAGCTTTGTAATGATTGCGGATTTGATATTCTTTATAGCACTCATAGACCCTCGCTATTTACATTAGAGCCATCTACTAGGGTAGTCGTCAATAACTTCATGAAGCATCCCTCGCTATCTGATCTAGTACACCCTGTACAGCATCCTCGAAATACCGCTGTACCTTTGGTTCGTCAGCCTGAACTGCCTCCAGCAAGAAACGACGTGGTCGCATATACCGAGTACCATCGTGAACGAACACGGCATAATCAGCTGTAGGGGATACCTCACCTCGCAAGTTAGAGAACAGCGTGCGGTGACTAGCCCGCAGGAAGCCAGTATCTACAGGTGTCCTTCTCTTGCTATCTCCTTCGATAGTAAATATAGACTGCTGGATAGCCTTATTAAGAGCTGACACCGTTAAACGAGGGGCCTTAGCGAAAGCTGCCCGTATTTCAGCCATATTCTTGATCGTAATATTGATGTTAGCCATCTTGCGACTCTAATACACAGTGAATCGAGTCTAAGAGGCCAGCCCCCTCAAATCTATTGACCGCCTTAACGCTGTATCGCTTGCCTCCTGCGTCTAGTTGGTCTCCCTCTGCTATTGGGCTATCTGGCTCCATGAAACAGTCGTAGAGCGTGCCTATACGTCCCCCAGCGGCATTTGTACGCCCTACATCGAACGGTTGGATGTCAGCCTGGTACGCCGTAAAGGTTGCTGAGAAGTTTTGGTGGTAACCTGCTCCCTGTCTCAGCCGACGGATAGTTATTTCGTGGCTTGGGAAGAAAATCATCTTAAACCTGAGAATCCTATATCTGCATAGGTATCAAGAATGTCATCGAGACCGAGTTGGGAGATGATACTATCCGCTCCAGTAACAGATCCAGATGACGATGGGTCAAAGTATTCGATCTTACGTTGTCCCTCTTGCTTAGACTTGATACCAGTACCACCAGATGAAGTATTCGAGTTAGATAGGTAGGCGGCGAGCGATGCACAAGCCTCGGCTAGATCGTCAGGAATAGTAGCATAGCCAGCATTGTAAACTATCTTCCATGAGTCGTACCCACCCCACCAGCTTCCGATGCCCTGGAGGATACCTGCCGTACTATCTATAAAGTAGTCTCTTGTATCGTAGCTACTGAAGCTATCCTCGTTGTCGGTCACATTCCTATACGAGAAAGATGCTATCGAGTTTACAGGGTAGTTTCTGAGTGTAAGCTCACCCTTCTCACCGCCATCATAGTACTCAGTGTAGTCAGCCGCTTTAAACTTACGCCCCGTATAGCGTTCGATCATCAGTGTCGCCTGATTGATCTTGCGAATTATCAGGTTGTCTTTTGTACCATCGCTTGAGGGAATCCCCATTGATTCCTTAACATCTGCGACGGTTGTGAGAGCGGTTGGTGAGAGTGTAGCCATGTTAGCCTTTCGTTACTGAGTAATCTGAACCTTGCATCATTGCGTCTTTAATCGCTACACCCTTACGGAATAACTCTTTAGCGGAATCGAGTGAAACTGTCATGCGTTCACCCTTACGGCGATTCTTATAGTCTTTAATAAGCAAGATTCTCATACCCTAATACAACGATAATTCGATCACACCGTCAATAACACCACGAAGCCGCCCGAAGGCGGCTCGTGTAGCACTCATGTATATGAGAATTCTAGTGTACTAGATTCCTGTGAGTTTTGCCATAGCCTCTGTGAGCGTAAGTTCAGCATCGACTCGCTTCTCGACACGTACGTGTACGAGGTTCTTCTCGAAGGCACTTGATCCGCCGACAGTAGCGATATCAGATACTCGGACTGATACACCCTGACGATCTACGATCTGGTAGTACTTGAAGTCACCGAAGAGCATGACGCCGTTAGGCAAGTCATTCTGCTCGTAGACTGGTCGTCCCATGATCGTGCTGTATGGGTTACCAGCAAGATTGGTTACGAGGTAGTCGTTGGTGGTGTTCTTAAGTTGTCGGATAGATGCAATCGTACTTGCGTTGGCTACGTAGCTAGCAGTGCTTCGGTAACCCTGCTTAAGCTGGTAGTAAAGACCAATGATGTCATCAGCTGGGTTCGAGCCTACAGTACGTGTGTTCAAGCTGTAGTTCATGATTCCAGTTGGCTTACCTGATCCGTTTCCAGTCCAGAAAGCTTTGTCTTCTTCTTCGGCAAGAGCCTGAACGATCAGACCTGCGATGTAGTTTACTACGCTTCCACCTACTCCAAGCTGTGCGTCGTCAGCAAGCTCTTGTGAGAGAGTGACGATACTAGCTAGTGAGTACGGTGTGAACACGAGTTCGCTGAACTGAGCGGTAGAGGTTTGCTTTACAGCAGCCTCAGAACGCCATGCAGCCTTTGGTCGGGTGTCTAGCTTAGGAAGGTGAACAGTATCCACTGTAGTGTTCATCTGGCTAGCAAGCTGACGCATAACGGTTGCATCTCGGAGGTCTTCAACGATCATGTTCATGAAGTCCTCTGGTACGAGGTATCCACCAGCTGATGGAGTTCCTTCCGTGAGGATCTGGAGCTTCTGCTTGTCACCTGTAAGGAGGGCGTTCATGAAGTGCTTAGTAGTCCCTGAGATCTCGGTGTGAATCTTACCAGCAGCCTTACGCTCTGGGATGACTTCCTTGATTTCAGAGAGCTTATCAACAGTGACAGAACCATACTTCTTGTCGATGATCATAGCCTTAACCTGAACGTCAGCAGTTTCTTTCTTCTCTTCCTTAACTTCTTCTTTGACTTCTTCAGCCATCTTAGCGGAGAGCTTTTCAAAAGCCTTCTCTGCGATAGCGTCAGCAGCCTTCTCGATGCTTTCGGTTTCAGCGTCAGCAGCTTTTGTAACTTCTACATCAGTAGCCTTAGCTTCTGCGAGGATTTCGTTGAGTTCCTTCTGGTTCTCTTCGACGTTCTCGCCCTTAGCAATGAGGTCTTGCAATTCTTTGACTCGACTCATTGAGTGATTTCCTTTTTAGTATCTCTTAATAATTTCTCTGTCAGCCGATCTATGGCTTTCAGATGTCGCATACGTTGCTCTGCTTCGTATGACTTGGAGGATTGAGACCGTAACCCCTTCACCTCGTCCTCTAGAGACTTAATACGCCCTAGAAGTTCTTCTCGATCATCAAATGTGACTTCTTCGTTGTCAATAACTGACTTAATGACCTCTTCGGCAAATCCTTCCTTCTTCAGGGCCTTTGTAGCCTGCATACGGGCCTCTGGGTTAGCAGGTACGTTTACCGCACTGATCTCGAGGAGTTCCTGCTTAATATACTGGTTGCCTTCGGCTTCAAGCGGTCGGAAACCTACTGAGAACGAGTTAATGATGCCACGCTCAAACATCAGCTTGATTGCACGGGCCTTCTCTGTGATGTCATGGAAAACAGGCTGGAAAACGAGCTTTGCACTCTTGCCACTACCATCTACCTTAATACCCTTAGCATTTCCGATAGCAGGCTCGTTATGATCGTGCCCCCACAAGAGAACAGGGTTAGCTTTGAAGTTCTTTAGATCCCACCCATCTACAAGAACTTTCTCACCATGACGGTCTTCTACTGACGATGAAGCCACTGCAATAAGTGTGCCGTCTTCCTTCTTCTCTAGTTGGGCTTTAACGATATAATCCATGGTTCCTCGCTTGTTTGATTTAAGCAAAAAACATAGGGGCTAGCTCGTCAA